ACCAAGAGATTGCTTCTAATGAGATTGATAATGACGGATTTGTAACAAACTCAACTTGGCAAGATAATGATGGTAATTCTACAATCTTAATTAAAAAGTTTTTAGGAAGTCCAACTCAAAACGTCTATACTACTTTAAACGCTCTTTCTGATGGTCCAAGTTGGGCAAATGGCGATCCAAATGATGACACCAATTTTCGCGGACAAGGAATTGCATGTTTATATGTAAGGTTAAAATATAATCAAGATGTTTTCCATCAGGGTGTTCCATTATTTACGGCAGTTGTGCAAGGTAAAAAAGTATATGACCCACGATCATCTTCAACAGCTTTTTCTGCAAATGCAGCATTGTGTATTAGAGATTACTTAACATCTGCATATGGAATAAATAATAGCACAGCTATCAATGATACTGTATTCTCTACAGCCGCAAATACTTGTGATGAAAATGTTACTTTAAGCGGTGGAGGAACAGAAAAAAGATATGAAATAAATGGTGTTTTATCATTAGATAGACAGCCAAAAGATATTTTGGGAGATATGGTTGCCGCTTGTGCAGGTACTCTTTTTTGGGGGCAAGGCGAATGGCAGCTTGTAGTTGGGGAATATACAAGTCCTGTCAAAACATTGACGCTTTCAGATTTTAGAAGCGACATAACAATTTCCACAAAACATTCTAGGCGAGATAATTTTAATATAGTTCGCGGCACATTTAATGATAGTAACGCAGATTATATAAGATCAGATTTTCCAGAAATAAAAAGTAGTACATTTATATCTGATGATGCAGGGGCAGAAAATGCCCTTGATATGCAGTTACCTCTAACAACTTCTAGCGCAATGGCGCAAAGATTAGCAAAGCTAACTTTATTTAGATCAAGAGAACAAATGACGGTAACGGCTGATTTCAGTTTGGCAGCGTTAGAAATACAAGTTGGTGATATAATAGGAATAACGAATGCACGATATGGATGGAGTGCAAAGGATTTTGAAGTTATCGGGTGGAAGTTAAGAAATGATAATTCTGGTGGTGAATTAAAAGTTTCGTTGACTTTGAGAGAAACATCTTCCGCAGCTTTTTCATGGTCGGCTGAAGAAGAAGAATTAAAGGCAAATGATAGTACACTTACAGATATTCGTGCAGGTTTAACCCCATCAAATTTAACTGTTACTGATATTGGTAATGTTCAAAATGATGGTTCATTTGTAACGCAAGCAAGAGTTTCATGGACTGCGGCTACAAGTGAAATGATTAATCATTACGAAATAGAATGGAAAAAAACTAGCGATAGCAATTATTTTAGAACAGAAATTCCATCAACAGATACGGCTGCAAATATTGGTCCTTTAGAAAGTGGGGCGCAATATAATGTTAGAGTAAGAGCAGTATCCGTAAGGGGGAATACTGGCTCATTCATTGCAACAACACACACAGTCGGGGGAGATACAACAGCCCCATCACCAGTAACCTCATTGAGCGCAACAGGTGGGCAGAAACAAGTAACTCTAGATTGGACAGCACCAACTACACAAGTGGGTGGAGATGATTTATTTGATCTTAAAGGATATAATATTTATCGCGCTACAACAAATTCACAACCTACAGACCCAATTGCGTTTGCTTTAGCAGACAAATTTACAGACACAGCATTAGCGGTAAATACTCAATTTTATTATTGGATAACGGCAGTTGATTTTACTGGAAATGAAAGTACTGCGGTTTCTGCAAATGCTACAACGGATGCGACTTCAAGCGGTGTTGATACTGATACACGAATTTATTCGGGAATTTTGTATTATACTACAATTCAAGCAACAGCGCCTAGCGCCCCTACTGATGATAGCGGAACATTTGATGTTTCAAATGAGGCTTTTAGCACAACACCCACAGGATGGTCTCACAGCCAAACAACGGTAAGTAACACAAGTTTCAGCACAAAAGAATGGACAGTTACATATACTGTTGAGGTTGATGTAAATGACACTGTTCAAAGCATTACTTACGGTACAGTCAATGGTGCGTTCCAAATCACTGATACTATTGAGAGTGATAATTTCAGTGCAGGGTCTCAAGGTTGGCGAATACATAAAGATGGAACAGCAGAATTTGGGTCTGGTGTAATTAGAGATACCTTAAGCGTTGGGCAAATACCTAACCTCTCACAAGGGAAAATTTTAAATTTATCAGGAGATTTAAGCAATATTCAAGCTGATGCAACTCAGGGTATAAATGATGCTGCAACTGCACAGAGCACAGCGAACACAGCAAATACAAACGCATCTAACGCTCAATCAACAGCCAACACAGCAAATACTACTGCTACTAATGCACAAAACACAGCTAATACTGCTAATTCAACCGCCAATACTGCGGTGGCAGATGCGGCTACAGCTCAATCAACGGCTAATTCTGCGGTATCAGATGCGGCTACGGCTCAATCAACTGCCAATAGTGCACAAAGTACAGCCAATACTGCTAACTCAACTGCGAATACCGCTAATTCAACTGCAAATACTGCTTTAAGCACTGCTCAATCTGCACAAACTACTGCATTAGGCAAAGCAACAGTTTTCTATCAAAATGGTTTTCCGTCCTCTGGGGTTTCAGATGGAGATTTATTATTCCATACTGGTAATGAAAAATACTATCACAGACAATCAGGTGCTTGGACACAAGCCTCAATCGAAGCAGATAGCATTGTTGCGTCTTATGTTTATGCAGGAGAAATAGCTGCAAATAAAATTACATCTGGTACATTAGATGTTCTACGTATGCCTCAACTTGGTCAGGCTAACAGTACAAATTTCAATACTGGAAGTATAAGCAGAAATGGTTCGGCCGCGAGTGTTGTAGTTTCTTTTAATAATGTTAAAAGTGGTGCATCTGTCCTTGCAACCATGAGTATTGCAGGTAATGCCAGTAATGTTAATTCACCTTATTTACGTGTAACACCCACAGCTTCCAGTGTGACTTTAGATAATTCAAATTATTTGGATATTGATGCTCATGAAGGATCATTTGCGGCTAGAGAATATTATGCAGTTATGGTCACTGGTTCAACAACCTCTACAAGTGGTTCAGTGGGTTTTAATGTCCAATTAAGAGGTAATGATAGTGGAACTGGTTCAGCATATGGTGTTCTTTCAGTATTGGTATTATCGGGGTAAATATGGATTATACAATATATAATGCAGATGGTTCTTTGCTAATGATAGTCACATGTACCTCAGAAAGTTTGATCGCCATGATACCCGAGGGAGGGTTTTATGTAGAGGGTCATCAACATATGCTCTCTACGTGTGTAGATGGAACTTTACAAATTCCGACAGAGTCAGAAATTCAAGCAGAACAAGATTTTTCAAGTTTATCTGCATTTAGAGAATTTAGAAATGAATTATTAGCAAAATCTGATTGGACTCAAGTTCCTGATAGCCCATTATCAGATAGCAAAAAAACAGAATGGCAGACATATCGACAAACACTTCGCGATATGCCGTCACAAGAGGGTTTTGATCCTCTGAACCCAACCTATCCTACAGAACCATCTTAGGACTTCATTTATTAAATAAAATGATGTAGGATGCAGGTGCATATGCAATTTGAAACGGAGATTTAATTATGGCAACTATAGCTGACAGAGTGTTTGATAACGGTCTTACCGTTTTAGACACGGAAGCAAATCGAATAGATGTAACTTCTCAGGAAGCAACAACTTACGCAGAAGCAACATCAACCTATACACTAGGTAATTCAACATCATTATCTATTGGCTCACCTGCGGATCGTTCTGGTGGTGGTAGAGAGGTGACCGCAAGCGCGATTTCGGATGGATCAATATCAGGCACAGGAACTGTTACCCATTACGCAATTGTAGATACTACAAACAGTAGATTGCTTGTAACTGGTTCTCTTTCAGCTTCACAATCAGTAACTTCTGGCAACACATTCAGCCTAGCTTCTTTCACGGTTGGTATTCCAGACCCATCATAGGTTTTTTTAAATGGTTCATCATAATCTAAGTGCCGTTTCAGATGAACACGGTAAAAAAATTGCTGAAAAAGATTTTTCGGTTGTACTTAAAGAAAAGAAGAAAAAAACCGAAGAAGATGATGTAAAAGACGAAAGCAAGTAAAGATGGTTAAATTTGCAGATCGGGTCAAGGTAGCTACTTCAACAACAGGAACAGGAACAGTTACTCTTGGGTCTGCTGAAAGTGGCTATCAAACATTTGCTGATGGCGGTATTTCCAATGGGGATACCGTCCGTTACGTCATTGAGGAAGGTACGGCTTGGGAAATTGGTCAAGGTACGTATACTCATAGCGGAACGACACTAACTAGAACGCTCAGTAGCAGCTCAACAGGATCGCTCCTTAACTTAGGTGGTTCAGCTTATGTGTTTATCAGTCCAAGCGCGGCTGATTTAACTTTATCAGGTGCAGCGCATAATTTTACAGCATTCACAGCGACATCAGGACAAACCTCATTCAGTGTAAATTACACAGTAGGTAATATTTTGGTGTTTATGAATGGTGCAAAATTAGATGCAGGTTCATTTACAGCTACAAGTGGAACTGCGGTTGTGCTTGGTACTGGTGCTTCAACTGGTGATATAGTAGAAGTTGTAGAATATGGCGGTGCATCTGCAAATTATTCAACAACAGAATTTACTGCAACAAGTGGGCAGACTGCATTTTCTGGCAGTTATAATATTAACAAATCAGCCGTTTATTTAAATGGCATCTTATTATTACCAACCACTGATTATT